AGTTGCAACGATATGCAGTGTCGGGTGAAATTGATGCTGGTATTTTGGTTGATATCTCGCAGACCAATGTGAAGACGTTGATGACTGCGATGAAGAACAAGGAGTTTACCAATGTTCGCAAATGGGTTGTCGATAATTTGGATAATGATTCTGTTCGTATTCTTCGTACTGTTTATGATAATCTTTATGACTATGTGGATGGTAGTAGTATCCCTCATGTCGTTGTTGTGTTGGGCGAATACCAATATAAAAGTGCTTTTGTCGCAGACCAAGAAATCAACATGTTAGCATGTATGACTGAAATTATGGCGAGGGCGAAGTTCAAATGATATGTGAAATTTATGATGACGTGCTAGAATCGCACCAAGCAGAATTGATTCAAAGTCAAATAAAAAAAGTACATTGGAAATATGATTATAATTCTAATAGGAATATAGGAATACAACCGCACTGGCATGTCTTTTGCGGTGAAAATGTAGAGTCTGCAATCACATCAGGTTATGAATATCTGTTACCTATTTGGGATGCAGTACAACACAAATATAAATTAGAAGAGAAATACAATATAGTTGGTTGGAAGCGTTTGTATTTGAATGCACATACCAATGGTGTAGAACCTCATATGCATCGTGACGATGGTGACTTTACTATGATGTACTATCCACGAATGGATTGGAAACCAGAGTGGCTTGGTGGTACTGCAATTTGGGATAATGAAGGTAAAAATATAGATCGTTATTGTAATTACATAGGTAATCGTGTTCTGATTTTTCCTGCTCAAAATAATCACCAAGCAATGCCAGTATCTAAGTTTTGTTATGAATTACGACCTGTTGTTGTATTCAAACTTTTTGTTGGTGATATGAATTTAGTGGAGGATCCTAATAGTGACAGACTCGACTTCTATAAAGATTGAGTATCTACGAAGTTTAGGTAGCATGGAGGTATCCCATTCGGGGGAAAGCTTGTTTGACCATCTCTTTGGTGTACAGAAGAATCTAAGAGATATGGGAGCTCCAGAATACTTACAGGATGCTGGATTGTTTCATTCTGTATATGGAACAGCTATATTTAAACATCAATCTACCACTGATAGAGATAAGGTGAGAGAACTTATAGGTGAACAGGCAGAGGAAGTAGTGTTTACGTTTGGTTCCATACCCAAACCTAGACAGAAAAATATACTTGCAATGAAACCATCTCAATTGAGACATGACCTGCTCACCCTTAATTTAGCAAATCAAGATCAGATGGATGACAGGAGGCTTAAGAAATTCGATGTATGAATTAAAGGATTATCTCAAAGCAATTAACCAAACCAAAGAACCTTTACTGGACAGCGAGGATGAAGATTGGAAAAAGAAATACGCCCCATTTATTGTTAACAAGTGTTTAGCACCATTTCCAGACACCATATTGTTAGTTAACGAAATTAACCAACTACATCATGTAGATAAGAAACTGCAATTTGATTTTTTACTAAATAGTCTTAGAGCACGCAGTCGGTATGCTCCTTGGTTGAAGGCGAAGAAATTAAAAGACTTAGAATATGTAAAAGAGTTTTATGGATATGGTAATGCAAAAGCAAAGTCTGCACTCGATTTGCTGTCTGACGAACAGCTTTCCATCATAAAACAAAAATTAAATAAAGGTGGAAGAAATGGAAGAAGTTAATTGGAAGCAGGATAGTATGCTTGAGGTGGTTCTCAAAGAACCAGATGACTTTTTAAAAGTCAGAGAGACCTTATCCCGTATTGGTGTAGCCTCCCGAAAAGAAAGAAAGTTATTTCAGTCCTGTCATATACTACATAAACAGGGACGGTATTTTATTGTCCACTTCAAAGAGCTGTTTGCATTAGATGGTAAACATGCTAACTTGACAGAGAACGATATTTTTCGCAGAAATACAATTGCAAAATTGCTATCAGATTGGGGATTGGTGGACGTTGTTGCACCAATTCTAGAAGAAGAGCTAGCGCCATTGAGTCAGATTAAGGTACTATCCTTTAAAGAAAAAGATGAGTGGACGTTAGAAACTAAATATAATATCGGTAAGAAAAAAGAGGATTGACTTTTCTTACCTAACTGTGGTACTATTACATTATGAGATTTTATACCAATGTTGTCCAATGGGGCAACCAACTACTAGTTCGGGAAATTAATAACGGAGAACGTAGGGATTTTCGGTTGAAGTATCAACCTACCCTATATGCGAAAGTAAAAGATCGCACTCCGTATAAAACCCTTCAAGGTGATTACTGTACTCCTATCAAGCATCCTTCTATCAAGGAGGCTAAGACATGGGTAGAACAGTACAAAAATCAACCTAATCTAATTTACGGAAATACTCAATACGCATACTCGTATATGAACGAGTCGTATGATGACCCTTGTCCTTGGGATAAGGATGATATTCTTATTGTCACAATTGACATTGAAGTGAAATGCGAAAATGGGTTTCCGAATCCAGAACAAGCACAGGAAGAAATGCTATCCATTACTATGAAGAACCAACAATCTAAAAAGATTATGGTTTGGGGTATTGGTGAGTTTCAAAATGATCGTCCTGATGTAACTTACATCAATTGCGAAAGTGAAGTACATCTCTTTAAAGAGTTTCTTGTCTTTTGGGAAAAACATCATCCTGACATTATAACTGGTTGGAATACAGAGTTCTTTGATATTCCATATATTTGCAATCGCATAAAGAACTTGTTCGGTGAGGATGAACTGAAACGTCTATCCCCTTGGAAGAGTGTTCAGATGCGTGAAGTCTATCAGATGGGTAGGAAGCATCAAACCTATTCTATTATGGGTATCACTGGTTTAGATTATCTCGATCTTTACAAAAAGTTCACATACACTAATCAGGAACGGTACACCCTAGATCACATTGCAAAGGTGGAGTTGGGTGAAAGTAAAGATGGTAATCCATTTGAAACTTTCCGTGAATGGTATACCAAAGATTATCAATCGTTCATTGAATACAATATTCAAGACGTTGAGATTGTTGATAAACTAGAAGACAAGATGCGTCTAATTGAACTTGCCCTTACGATGGCATACGATGCAAAGGTAAACTTTGTAGATGTGTTAGGTACAGTTCGGTATTGGGATATTCTGATACACAATTACTTAATGAAGAAGAAGGTTGTTATCCCTCAGAAGAAAGAGGGTGAAGAAAAGTACGGTAAGTTTGAGGGTGCGTATGTAAAAGACCCTCAAGTGGGTATGCACAAGTGGGTTATGTCGTTTGACTTGAACTCACTATATCCTCACCTTATCATGCAGTATAACATCTCACCAGAAACTTTGGTGAATGGTGGTGCAAAACCAGTAGATGGTATGGTAGACAAGTTACTTAAAGGAAAAGCAAAGAATGATACAGAATATTGTATGACACCAAATGGTGCATTCTTTCGCAAAGACATTCGTGGATTTCTACCAGAATTAATGGAGACAATGTATAATGATAGAGTCAAGTATAAGAGACTTGCTCTCGAAGCTAAACAAGAGTATGAAGACAGTGGCAACAAAGATATCCTCAAAAAGATATCCCGTTATGACAACATCCAAATGGCAAAAAAGATATCGCTCAATAGTGCGTATGGTGCAATTGGGAATAATTGGTTTAGGTATTTCGATTTGTTGGTTGCTACTGCAATTACAACATCTGGCCAGTTATCTATTCGGTGGGTTGAAAAAAGTCTTAACATATATCTTAACAAATTGCTCGACACTAAGAACCATGATTACATTTTGGCAGCAGATACCGACAGTGTATACGTCAGTTTTGACAGATTGGTTAATAGCGTCTTTAAAGAGGGAACAGAGACTTCAAAAATTGTTACCTTCTTGGACAAAGTTTCAAAAGATAAGCTGGAACCACATATTTCTAAGTCTTATCAAGAGCTTGCTAAAGTAACTAACGCCTACGAACAGAAGATGGAAATGGGACGTGAAGCAATTGCTGACAAAGCTATCTGGACTGCTAAAAAGCGTTATATTCTAAACGTCTATGATATGGAAGGTGTGCGGTTCAAGGAACCACACTTGAAGATTATGGGTATTGAAGCAGTCAAGTCTTCGACCCCTGCCCCATGTCGAGAGAAGATTAAAGAAGCTCTGAAGATTATTATGGACGGTGATAGTAAACAGTTGAATAACTTTATACAAAATTTCCGTGATGAGTTTATGTCTCTTCCACCAGAAGATATTGCATATCCTCGTAGTTGTAATGGTATTCAGCGATGGAGTGGTGATTCTCAGTTGTTCAGGAAAGGTGCCCCCATCCATGTCAAAGGTGCCATCCTTTACAATCACTTAG